CTAATACTTATGGTGCTGGCATACAGTGTCAAGGACCTACCATGAACCTTACCCCCTATGCAAATGGTAGTGTTTCATATAAAAAACCGTTCGAGAGCATATATTTAGATCCAGTATACAACAACGCAGATAATGATGATGATAATATTCCAGATAATCCTGGTGAGATCTTGTATGAGATTCCTACAAGAACAGGGCAACAAGATAATTACTCACTTTCATTAGGTTTCTCTGCTACATGGTCAAAACCACTTGATCAAGAATTGCAAAAGCAATGTAAAGAAGCAGCACAAGCAAATATAAATTTAATGACACAAGCAACTGCCAATAAAAGATTAGACTTTGAGATTGCAAGATTAAAGAATTGCGGAGAATTAAAAAAGGCTGGAATTATGTTCCATCCAAAGTCACCATACTATAGTGTATGTGCTGATGTAGTATTAGTAAATCCTGCTGGTGTTGTTGCTCCACATAATCATCAGATTACACCAAACCCAACTGGTGATGCAAAAGATTTAAAAACTATTTCAATCGGAAGAACTAAGTAAATATTATTTTCTCTTTATAGGTGGAAGTCCTTTCTTTTCACGATACTTATCTGTTTTTATATCTGACATAGAAGGTCTCTTAACTTCTTTACCCAATTTTTTTTGTATTGTTTTCCATATCTTTTTAACTACAGGTTTAATAATTCTAATCAATAATGGTGTCGCTGCTGCTCCTGCTGTCGCTACAATCGCAAGTGATGTTACAGTTGATGTTTGATTTAATGGTGGGAGATATTTTTCGATTACTGAAGTGGGTTCATATAATGTTTCACAGGTTTTACCATCCTGAAGAAGTTGATGACCAATAACTCTTTCATCACCTGACTGTGTAAGATCTCCAACTCTCAATTGACCAGGACCAGGACAAGGTGTTTCTTCTTTTGGAACAATATCACCAGTAGGAGGAACCTCTGGTGCAGGTGGTGCAACTGGTGGGGGTGGTGCTGGAGTCGTGGGAATTACTTGTTCTGGTTCAAAATTCATCGCATCATATGATGGATACTCACCATTTGGACATAGTATTGTAACTCCATTTGGATCATCATTTACTAAATCACGATCAAGGGGTAAGTAACTTGCTCCTATTTTATTGTCTGGATGTGCTTCAACACAACCAGGTAATTCAACAATAGGAAAACCCAACTGCAATGTTACGGGTGGATCATTATTTGGAACAGATGGAATACTATACATCCATGATCTTGATTCTATCTGACGAACTGTTATATTTGGAATATTAATTTTTTGAATTGGATCCATTTACTTCTTTCCTATAATCAACTTGAGGTTTTTGTAACCTCATCACTCCACCAGTAGATGATGGAAAACTTAATTCAATTTGTTCTTTGATGAAAGGTTTCAATTCTTCAACAATTGCTTCGACAGTAGCGTCCCTTCTCTTTGCAGATCCATTAGTGACCTGATCAACTACAGCAGTACCACCGACTACACACGCAGTTCCAACCGCACATACACCTACAGCAATTTTTTGTATATCCATTAGAAAGGCATAGGTACTGGTAGTGATGGTGTCTTAGGTGATGATGGCACTCCTGTTGATGGGGAAGGTAAACCTAATCCTCCACCAAGATCTCCAAGTCCACTAGGCATTACAGATTTCATTATCTTACCCTTAACGTTTTCGATAATCGCATCTTTACGTATGAATACATATCCACCTAGTCCTACGACTGTAAGTGATACTACTCCACTTGCGATTGCAATTGTGTTAATAATTTTTTGCATTGTTTTAACCCTCGTTTAATGTACCAAAAGATCTACGTATTTCACGTAGTTCTTCAAAGTTTTTTTGTTTTGTGCCACCATCATATGCCCACGCATACCCTTCGGTGATCATTTTTTCGTTCAAGGAAATATTATCCTCGCCAACATACAACCACCCAAGAAGACGGCCATACTTACCCATGCCCCCTTTAAGTTCAGTTCTGATGGTAAGTTCTTCTTCTCCTTCAATTGTCTCCTCCAGATTTTTTTTCATCCAGTTAGTAGCATCTAATCCCAGTGCCTTCTCTTCCAAGTCTCTTGTTCTTTTCTCTGGTGTATCAACTCCTGCAATTCTAACTCTCTCTTTCTTGTATAAATCAAACCCAAGATCAATGGTGACATCAATAGTATCCCCGTCAACAACACGATTAATCTCCGTCACTCGAAAGTTGTAACAACTCTTCCGACTCGGTGGAACCATTGCTCCCATCTTTATCCTCCCAAAAATTCTCTAGTGCACTATTTATAGCGTCATCAGGTTCTGTTCTATTTTGTAAAACATCATATTCTTTTGCATATTCCAATGCCTTCATTATCATATCCATATCCTCTTGAGGAATACCAGCATTTACAGGAGGAGTCACGGGTGCAGGAGCACACATTGTCAAAAAGAATATCGGCAATATTAATAATTTATTCATAAGACTTGTATCACTCCATTACAATCAGGAAAATCTTGGAATAATTTCTTTTCTATACCCATCTTTAAAGTTTGAGCACTCATTGCACAACTGGTACAAGCACCACCCAATCTAACTTTAACAAAGTTTGTTTCATCCTCTATTTCTACAAATTGTAAATATCCTCCATCTGCTTCAATGTAAGGAGCAATTTCAGATAGTGATTCAATTACATTTCTTTCAGTAAAGTCCATCATTCATCAGGATGTAAACAGAAACTAGGTTCTTCATCATACTTTCTTTCGTATTCATATCCATCTAGCACAACTACTGGTGCAATGACACTATGAAACTCTCTAAAATATTCCTCTCTGCTCTCTGCGTACTTTCTTTCTTCTTTCTTCTTAGTCATTTGGAAAGTAATGATCGTATCTCATTATGTAGTATATCACAATTCCTACACAAATCAAGAGTATAAGAATCATGATATTTACACTATGAACTACTGTCATTGCCAATATTCATCTAATACATCAAGAGTTTTGTTGAGATATTCATTTGCTCCATTGCATTCCCATTCACCTTTTTCTCCAATCTCACACTTGTAATGTAATTCTCTTTTGAGTTGCATAAGTTTATTTGTCATTGCAACCTTGTCTAGTCTACCATTCATTAGTCTCTTTGCCTCCAGTCATCTGACCTTTTATTATTTTTAAACCAATCTGCTATATCATCTGCTCCACTGAAACCCCTTTTATGTTTCCTTGGATCGGAGTCTCCAATATCCAAGTACTTAAGAAAAGATGAGTCATCATCCCTTGTCAATCTTCTTGCTGATGATAACATACCTCTTGCTGAAGTATTTGCCTTTGCTAATTTTTCTGCCCATATCATATCATCCAATCCAACTTCTTGACCTGCTGCAATTGATTTGCAGATTCCTACTAGCCGTAGGCGATATGCTGTTGATAACATAAACTAATGACTGTGATTAGTATTATCTATGCGATCATTAACATTGCTTTTTGTAATTCTTTGGAATGCTCATATTCATCTTGAGCAATCTCTGCAATCTTAGTGTCCAAGGGGTTATAAGCACTATACTTCACATAAGTTTCAAACGCATGTTTCTCAATCTTCATGTTGATGTCATAAGCGTTAACAGGATCAATAAAATAGTAGCCAACCATGATCCAAAAATAAAATAAAACAAGATGCTTGGCAAAGAACCTATCGATCCAATACTTATTTCCTTCCCTAATTTCCATTTCTTCCAGATGTTCTGTTTCATTGAGTGCCTGATAGAAGTGTTCCTTCATCAAATATATATGTTCTTCACCTCTTAATCCAAGTGATTCGCGAAAATGAAGTACGGAAATGAACGCAAAGTAAGGTGCTCTTGCTATAACTTCAAGAACCCAAAATCTTTGAAAATCTCTACCTCTGTAGAGAAAGTTTAAAATATAGATTGTTGTATCTAAGATAAAAGTGTTAAATTGTTTCATACAAAAATTGGGTGTGACCATGCTGCTGGTGGTAGGAACCACATCATAGATCCTATGATTCCAAACACCACACATGTGGATGTGATAGGTAAATTTTTCATTTTACCTCCACGATTTTATCCAAAGAAAAAGGATGCACCTGTAAATAAGGAACATCCTCTCTTGCGTGTTTTACTGCTTCAAAAGCGTCTGTGGCATATTCGCCTATTTCGTGATACTCATTTAGTTGGTCGTGCCAACCAAGTGTGTAATGGGACATGATAGTTTCAACTCCAGTACGTTATTATTTAGTATAGCAACTAGGTATAAATACGCAATAATGTTTCGGTTCCCTCACCCCATAAGGATTACAAGTGCGATCCCTAACAATACACCCTCTCCAAAGGATAACCAAAGCAATTTGTAGTCAGTTAGATTTAACCACTTTCTAACTTTTCGAATAATTTTTTTGTGCCACATCGCAACATCATCTAATTTCTGTTCAATGTGCCAGAAAATATTTCTCTTCTTTCTTTTGTATGGCATAATTTAATTAACAATTTTTATTGAGATCTTCGGCCATATTACCACCAATCTCAGCACCTTGATTACCACCAAACATTGCTACCCAACCAGCAGCAACCCAACCAACAAAGGGAATAGTGGTAAGAGTAGGAGCAGCAGCAGCACCAACACTTGTCCCAACCAATCTGCCTGTACCTTCTGCGGATCCAATTGCTTTAACACAGGCTTCACTTTTTCTTACATCATTTATCTCTGCTGCTTGTGCTTGTGTCAAACCAGGTTTTTGATCTAACCAAGACCTATTATTTGATACTGCACCACCTTGATTAATCTGACCATCCATTACATACTCTTCTGCTATCTTAGTAGTTTCATTTGCGAGTCCTAAGAAACCACCCTTCTTCTTAATATCCTTAGTAATATACATTGTCTTCGGATCATTTGCTGTATAACTTAACTTATATCCTTCTTTATTAGATTGTATTACGTATGATGTATAAGGTCCTACTGGTGGATTTATAATTGGCACAGCACTTTTTCTAATAACCATACCAATCAAACCAATATGTGATAGACCAAAAATTCCACCAAGTCCAAGGGCAAACCACTTTTTCATAATAAAACCTCTTTATTTTGTATCTGGTACAATTTTTACAGGACCTTGTTCGATTCTGATTGTTTGTGCTGGTGCAGTTTCAGATGCTTTAGCAATAAGGAACTCCATATCTTTTTTAGATATGTTAGCACTACCACCATCTGCACCCTTCTTCTTACCTGCAGCAGCAACACCAAAGGTAGCTAAAGTTCCTGTGAAAACCGAAGCTATGAAAGTTGGATCCAGCTTTTGTTCTGGTATGTTAAATGCTGCTGGTAACTTAACATATGCTAAAGTTAAGATTCCTGCGGACCACACAAGAACAGAAAGTCTTACGATTGTGGATAGAAATGCTAGTTGCTCTTCCTTATCATCAACGCTTTCTTTAATTTTTGCCAAGAGATTTTTTGGTTTCTCCTCAATCTTTTGTTCTGGTTTTTTATCTGCCATTTTTCAATACTAGAACGCACTCCTATTTAGCAAAATAAGTTTTGTAATATTTCACTACTCCAGAAGTAGTTTTAAACTTACTTACCCACTCATCTGCACACTCATAGATGGCACGATTATCATCAAAATTCTTAAGTAAAATATTTAAAGTTTCTTCTCTTAATTTTAGTTCTTTTTCAGTCATCGTAATCACTACCATTACCAATATACTCTAGTGATATTATTTCTTGATCTTTATAATTATCAGATAACCACTCATCAAATTCTTGACGTATTGAATTACCGTTCATGACGTTTTTAAGTTCTCCTTTACTGCAGAGTTCAGCAATACGATAGAGAGACCAATTATATGTATCATTCACTGATTCTTTCAAAGTTGCCATAATCTTTACGCATATAACGTCCTAATATGTTGCTATTATAGTATGCAGGTTCTCCACTGTCAAGTGCTTCCATTAACACATTATGTAAAAATAATTGTCTTGTCTCTTCGTAGTTTACTTTTCCAAGAGTTGTGTGGAGGGAGAGGATTTCTCTTTTGAAAGTATCTTTACCATCTCTTTTAATGTCTGATTTAAGTTCATCAGAACTTCCGTAATACTTTTTCCAGTCTGACTCTGATGTAACCCTTCGCTTTCCTCCTTTTGGTTTTCTCTTCTGTACAAAGTACTTTCTTCCAATATATTGCTTTCCGTTTGTAGTATTGGTGATGCGATAGACGAACCCATAGTAGTCCCCAATGTCATCAGAAGTAAAGGGGTTACCCTCGTACATCCAAGGATTCTCATAGTCAACTGCCATGCAGATTTCATAT